TGTTGATGCAGGTGTTGCTGCTCCAGCTGCTGGAGTCCCGACGCATGTTGAAAATGTTATTAATTTAGTTAACAACAAGCCCTGTCCTATTGAGCAGGCAGATTTGTCGATGAAAGGTAAGGTTTTTGCGTGTCCCTCAGGACTTTTTTACGCAACCAACTTTCAAGATGGTCGAGCTGTTGAAAATTCATTAGAGCCACACGCTTTTTACAGGCGATTTGGGTTCTATGTTGAAGTTAGGGTTAAGCCTGAATTTGCGAAGGAAGGAGGATTGTTGGATGCGACGAAAGCGTCTGATTCCACAACACATGATATGTATGAGTTACATGTCAGTGAGTACAAACCTAGTACGCAACCGGATCAGTTTAAAACTGACCCGGTTGTAATGTCCTTCTCTCAATTTCTCAAGAAAGCTCAAGCTGCTTTTGCAGCCCATCTTTTAAGAGAAACTAAGAATATTCAACGACGTACTACTATGAAAGCGTGGTGTCCCACGTGTGGATTACCGTCTGACAAGACTTGTGGATGTGTTACGTGTACTGAATTGCAAGGTGCGATTTGGTCACGGGCTGAAGCGGAACAACCTGTTCCACCTCAACCAGAACCAACACCTCCAGAAAGTCGTGTGTCAACAGAATTGGAACCTATGTGCTGGGCTTATCAAGTCTTGGCTGTTTTTCACCTCACGAAGAGGTTTGAGGTTAGAATTCGTAACCTGCGTGAGTATCAACAGATGCTCAATTTGGCTATCTATATTCATGAAAATGAAGGATTCCCAGCATTGTTAGATTTGTTGGAAATGCATAACAGGGATTTTAACCTTCAAGAGTATTTGTATGTTCTTCCAGATCTGTTTGTTGGTTTTCCAACATTTGATGAAGTACAAGGTGTTGTTCCGGTTCAGTCTAAAGCTACTAAGCTTAAGTATCGAATTGGAAATGCCAAGTATGCTCTTGAGGAGCACTTCGGTATTCAACCCATTGGGTGGGTTGAAGTTACTGCTGCGTTTGTTGTTGGATGTGTAGGAATTTATGCTTTGAACAAGTTGTTTGCATTAGTTGAACATATTACTTCTAAAGTCTCGAATGAATTTCAAGGTCGTGAAGGAAATGTTTCTGCAAATGCACCAATCCCAACGGATTGGCAACGCGCGGACCAGAAGTTTAAGCCTGGTGTTCCTGCTAGTTTTGGAACAGCTACGTACACTTTAGAGGATTTAGAAAAGTCTATCGAGGAGTGTTATGTATCTGTTGCATCGTTTAAAGATGGTAAACGTCTTGACATGCACGCTTTTGTAATGGCTCCTGGTTGGATTGCAGTACCAACTCACTTAACCAAGTTTGGTAGTGATATCACTGTAACCCAGAATGGAGTTAACCTTAGTTTTGTTGTAGGTATGGCTAGTGTTAAAGTTTTCCCTTCGAATCCAGAAATGAGTTTATTACGAGTTCCTGGACTGAAGTTATGCTGCTCTCTCGTAAAAAAGATGTGGTATACGGAAGATGCTTCAATTCAACAGTTTGATGCTATGCGCATCTATGCTAATGGATTGAAACACACCCCACAGAAAAGTTACATTAGAAAATGGGACAATGGTTCCACTGTTATTTCAACAAATGCTGTTACTGCTGATGGTGAATGTGGTTCTCTTTATGTAGGGTGCCACAATGGTGCTTGGAAGATTGTCGGGATGCATATTGCATTGGACTCTCTCACAACATTTTTTGGTGAAACATCTCAGTCTGTCGCAGCTCTGTTGAGTGTACGAGAGTTGGAGGTGTTGTTTAGACAGGTTGGAACACAATTTCAAGGTGGTACAACTGTCCTTTCAACGTTCACGAAGATTCCGGAGGATTTACAGACTGGTAGGTTTGGTAAGTACTCGGAGATTTGGGCTGCTCACAGTCAGTCAGGGGTCTCTTTTCATCCTTTTGGTGAAATGAAGCCGCCCTTGCCTAATTCAACTATGAAATCAAAAGTTACACTTTCAATTTTGTATCCTGAAGTTAAGCCAGTGATTGACCGTCTTTGTGAACGTCCGGATTATTGGAAAATTCCTCAGTTTAGAGGTGAAATGTCCAATGGAGTTTGGGACTCTGCATGGACTAACATGTTCGTTACACAAAACAAACAAGTTCCCGATGCGTTCTTTATGAAATTAGCTGTTTATGACTATGTCAATGGAATTGATTTGTTGGACCGTACCGGTTATGCAGTTTTGTCTGAAGAGCAAATGTTGACAGGAATTCCTGGGTCTTATATTAATGCGATTAATATGAAGACTTCGGCTGGCCCACCTTTGAAAGGTGGGAAGCGATCTCATTTCTTCTTAGATTCAATTGATGGGTCGTATGCTAGTCCTGAAATTTGGAATATGTTTGATCGTTTAGAGGAAATTTTAGCAGAAGGTGACATCCCTGTTGTATTGTGTGTGTGTGCATTGAAAGATGAGCCACTCAAGTACTCCAAGAAGCACCCTCGTGTATTTAATGTTTTGCCAGCTGCTATGAATCTTGTAATGAAGAAGCATGGAGCCGCGTGGAAGTCATTTATGCGAGCTAACTTCCAATTTTTCGAAAGTGCTGTTGGTATTAACATGACGTCTTCAGAATGTAATAAAGTTCTTGACTTCATGCGTCTCGTTTCTCCTGATTTAACTCGTTTGTTTGATGCTGATGCAAAAGCGATGGACAAATCTTGGAGCGATGTTTGCTTCGAGTATGTTGCGATTGCAATTTTTGTTATTAGTGCTTCGATTGGAGTGAGTCCTTTCGAAAATTTTAATTTAGCTAAGTCGATGAATTACATTGTCTACAGCATTAAGAATGATTTGTTTAATGTTGCCCAGAATCCCTCAGGTGGGGACTGGACTGTCGAGTTGAATGGCCTATTAGTGTCAATTGGTGAAAGGTATGTTTATTACCGCTCTCATGGTTTTGATGGCGACAGGAAGAAAGTCGAGGATTGGTTTGCGAATGTGTTTTCTGAACCAATACACGAATTTGATGCTAGTTTAACTTTTAGGAAGAATGTAGCGTTGGCGACGTATGGTGATGACAATGTCAAAGCAATGTCTGAAGACCCTGCACCAAATTATGAAGAAATTTGGGAGAAGGAGATTGGAATTGTGATGACAGATGCTTCGAAAGAAGGGAAGATGAGGCAGAAGAATGTTTCGGAAATTAGTTTCTTGAAACGTGATTTTGTCAAACTCGATGGAATTCAAGGTTATGTTGCCAAATTGTCGAAGTATTCTATGGCTAGAATGCTTATGATGAAGAAGGATTCAACATTGGGTGATGCAGATCACTCAGCTGTTGTTCTTTCTGAATTCTTTCGTGAAGCCCTTTACCATGGGCGTGGATTTTATGATGAAATGTTGTCTGCTTTGGTGCCCGCTGCTGAAAAGCTAGGGCTGACAACAAATCCCTATTACGTAGTTAAGTCTTTTGATGAGAGACTTGAAGAAGCGAAATTAGGGAATTACCAAACCTGGTCCCTTCGTGAACCAGTCGAGCGACTCGAAATCACGGAAACCCTTTTTCAAGGAAAAATGTCGAACGTTAGTTTTGCGAATGGGTCGAAATTCGATCCAAG